CAACTAGTTGTTACGGACAGTTCCAAAAAATTAAATAGTTTAGCTTCTCCTTCATTAACCGAAGTCGGATATTTAACTGGGGTTACTTCGGCTGTTCAAACTCAGTTATCCAATAAAGCCCCCCTTAATAACCCAACCTTTACGGGTACTGTAACTGTACCAAACGCAGTTAATCCTACAGATGCTGTTGCCTTTGGTCAATTAGGAACGGCGGCATTTCAACCGGGAGATTTGAAGGCGGCGGCTTATTCGACAGTTCCTACGGGATGGCTTCTTTGTGACGGGGCTTCTTATTTAAGGGCTACGTATTCTGCTTTGTTTGCGGCTATCGGAACTAATTACGGTTCCATTGACGGAACCCATTTCAATGTCCCTAATTTTGTCGATAATGTTCCCGTCGGTGTTGGTGGGTCTATCACTCCGTCGCTAGGTTCTACGGCGGGTTCGGCTACTCATACCCTAACGAATGCGGAAGTTCCAGCCACAGGGGTTACAGTTTCTATCTCCGATCCCGGGCACCACCATTCCTATACAACCAAACAAGATTTGGCCTATCCCGGCAATCAGGTTACAGCCTTCAATAGCGGGTCTACAAACTCTTCTACCGGAACATCCACAACGGGAATTTCTGCCTCTGGTACAGTGAATGGGGGAGGGGGAGCTCATAGTATCGTACAACCGTCACTAGGTATTAACTGGTTCATTAAGATTTAAAAGAGGCTTTTAAATGTCCTTAGACTATTCCGTTACAAATACACTCCTTCCGACGCTTAGGCTATTGCCTTTAATGCCGTCCGTTCAACAGCTCTTTAACGATCAAGATTTATTGACCATAATGAACTTTGAACTTATTAGCAAAATATACCCTCTTATTGACAATCAAACGGAAGAGTATTTTGTGACATTGGGCGATCTTCCCTATTCGCAAGCCCAAACCGTTTATCCCCTGCCTTCCCGCGCCTTAGCCGGGAAACTTCGGTCTTTGTCCTTTGTCGATCCGGTCAATAATGAAATTAGAATCCCGCGCCTACGCCCCGAAGATTTGATGAGCAACGTCAACGCGACGGGTCTAGCCATTAATCCCGCTCTTTGGGGCTTCTACCTTCAGAATAATGACGTTGTTTTATACTTGAGCTCCGTTAATGGCGGAACTTCGGCCTATAAAACTCTGAGAATGCGCTATATCAGACAGCCTAACCAGTTGGTTTTGAACAATCAATGCGGCCAAATTACAGCAATTAATGGAACGGTCTTAACTGTAAATCAAGTACCCGTCAATTTTTCCACTTCTCAGACCTACGATCTAATGTCAAACCGCCCAAACTTTAACGCCCTTCAAGATGATTCGGTTTGTACTGATATCTCGGGGCTTAGTATGACCTTTGCTACGCTTCCCACAAACCAACTGGGGGTTGTAACCGTTCAAGTTGGCGATTGGGTTTGTTTGTCGGGGCAAGCTCCTATTGCGCAAGTTCCCTATACCCCCGGCTACGAATTATTGCTTCAGCTCTCGGCGGCTAAATGTTTGGAAATTCATGGAGATATTCAGGGCTACAACGTAGCTATGAGCCAAGCCGCCGATATGAAGAATTATTTAATCTCCGTTTTAACTCCGCGAGTTGATGGAAACACAATTCGTCTCACAACCCCCAATGCTCTTTATGGTTGGGACTAAAAGATAGTTTATACCTCACTGGAAACTATAAACCATGAGTCTCGAAACTTCCCCGCAACAGATTCAACTTTCTTGTAAAGGTCTCTTTACAATGCCCAACAGCCTGTCCAAGGTTCCGGCGGGGGCCTTGCTGAAGGCTGAGAATGTCGTGGTTGACTACGACGGCCTCCTTTCCGGGCGGCGCGGTATTAGACAATTTGGGACTCCTTTATCTGCAATTACCGGGTCTTCTACTACAAACATTTTTCAGGAATTCTTTTACAAGGGCTCTAAGCTAATATGGTTTGGGGATTCGACGGTATCCGATTCCAACCCCACCCGTTTCTATTTTGGCTATGATTCGGATAATCTAGGGACGTGGACTCTTACAACGCACCCCTTTAGCCCCCCGGCGTATTCATACACCGATACTTACCGCTCTGCTCAATCGAATGGCAATATCTATTTTACTTCTTCTACCGGGATTTTGAAGACCGACGCCCCCGCCAATTCGCTGTATCAATCGGGAGGTTTCCCCGGATTAGATGGGACGGCGGCTTTAACGGGTTCTTCGGGTTTCATGCCCGATAATACGGAAGTTGCGTACCGCATGACGTGGGCCACAACAGACGCTAATAACAATATCTATGAAGGCGTTCCTTCAACTCGCGTTATTATCGCCAATGCTTCCGGGGGAAGCCGAAATGTTAATGTGACGTTTACAATTCCTCACGGCGTTACTACGAAGATTCAGTATAGGATATACCGATCTTTAGCAAGCGCAACCAGTACCACGGACCCTAGCGACGAGCTCCAATTAGCCCTGCAAGGCTACCCCACTTCGGTGGAATTAACGGCGGGAGTTTTTACCGTCACCGATTCGACCCCGGAAAGTTTATTGGGAGCGGCCTTGTATACCAATTCGGGACAGCAAGGCATTACACAGGCCAACGCAATTCCACCTCTTGCTAATGATATGTGCTTTTTTCAGGGATATATTATTTTCGGAGCGGCTAAAACTCAAAATAAGTTCCTTCTTAGTTTGCTATCGACCGAAACCCCTAGTGGACTCGCTCTCAATGATACTTTCACAGTTACAACGGGTACGGCTACATTTACTTTGACAGCCAAAGCGGCTGAAAATATAGCGGCGGGACAGTTTCAACTTTATACTGGCGGCGATCCGGGTTCTGATATTCTATTAACCAAGCGGTCCTTGATTAGAGTCATTAACCGCTATGCTCAAACACAAGTCTATGCTTATGACTCTACAGATTCTAGTGCCGCGAATTCCCTCCCCGGCGATTTCTATTTACAGGAACAGGGAATTTCTAGGGTTCAATTCGGGGTTGCTTCTTCTCGGGCTACTTGTTGGTTCCCGGCGCTGACGAGCACGACGAGCAACAATCTATCCCTAGCGGGAGGCAGTATCGGTTCGGGGTATTGCTCCAAGTATCAACAGCCGGAGTCGGTTCCAACAGCCAATACCATCAACGTAGGAAACTCAGCCCTTGAATGGTATAGATGCCTTCCGCTCCGTAACTCGGTTATTGTTTTGAAGGCTGACGGCTGTTTTCAATTAACGGGAACGGCCTTCCCTTTCACTGTCACAACCCTAGACCTTGGTACGATTTTAACGGCTCCCGAGTCTCCTACGGTTATGAACAATCAAGTGTTCGCTTATACCAACCAAGGGGCCGTCGCAATTACAGAAACAGGCCCCGGCATTATATCACGGCCTATCGAAAATACGCTTCAGCAAATTAGCTCTTATTTACATCCCGACTTTCCAAAAGTTTCCTTTGGAACGTCCTACGAAACCGATAGGAAATGGATTTTAACGACGGTTTCCCCTACGGAGAATTTTACTAAGGGAACCGTTCAATACGTTTACGATACAATCACAGAGACGTGGACAACCTATAAATACCCGATTGCTATATGGGACTTGCACGAATCGCCTACCGAACACCGCCTTTATGCCGCTTCGGCAGATTCTGCTTATCCTTATCTATTTCAAGAAAGAAAAGCCTTTGTTAATAGTGACTTTGCCGATATTGAAATTCCTACGACAATAACAGCGTATAGCGGTCGAAATGTGACAGTTACGAGCACAGCGGGAGCTCAAATCGGTTGGTCTTTGGCCCAATTAACCAATGAGAGCGCCGACGAACCGAGTGTCGTAAATACGATTTCCGTTATTACAAACATCGTAGACAGTACGCATCTGATTGTCAAAGACGCTTTAACATGGAACTTAACGGCCCCATTTACGGCCTATGAGCAACCGATTTTAATTGATGTCTTTTTCTGTCCGATCATTGGGGCGGAACAGGGGCAGGGCAATCCGGGCATTGTTAAATTTTTCCAAGAAATACAAGCCTTCTTTCAGAATATTAATTTCGATAACGTAACCTTTAATTTCTCTACAGACTTCATAACCAATTCAACCCCGCTTGTTTTGGTTCCTACGCCCTTTAGTGGCGGATGGGGTACTTTCCCGTGGGGAGAGCTTCCGTGGGGCGGAGGCGCTTCTGCAACACAAAGCATTAGGACATATCTTCCGCTTTCAGCAAAAAGAGCCCATTGGCTAAATGTAGAAATTTCACTAGCTCAGGCTATGACTAATTTCAGCCTTGCGGGAATGGTTTTAACGTATCGTCCAACTACGACGAGGTCGAAGTAATGCAACTCCCGCTCTTTCGCCGTATAACGGAAGAAGATTTAAACGACGCACCTAAAGGGTCGTGGAAAGGGAAGCTCCTATATGCCCTTAACCTTTTCATGCAACAGCTTTATACGGGGCTGTCCAATAATTTAACGCCCGAGCAAAACTGTATTTCTCAGACCCGTACTTTTTCTATCGTTGGAAAATCCGTAGCCGCCGACAATACCTACAGCTTTACAACGGCATACATGTATAACCCGCTAGGTATCGATGTTCTTTCTATTCAGCCCCAAACGGGAAGCGCCGTCTTTACGACAGCTCCGTATGTTTCTTGGAATTGGATTAATGGCACGTTCAATGTTTTGGGTGTTACTGGTTTAACGGACGGAATTTCTTACACCCTCACTATAAGAATTTGGTGGGGCGCGGTTATTAATTAGAGGATATTAAAATGGCTTTCGTTTCTAACTACGATCCAGATGAGAATGATCCCAATAAACAAGCCGGGGCAGTTGCTCCGGGCGGGGCGAATAATACCGTCCCAGTTTCCCCCAATACTGGAATAGGACAAGCCGGGGCTTCGGCGGGAACTTCTCCCGCCGCTCAGAAAAGCGGGGGCGATTTTGCCTCTTTAAATCAGTATGTCAATGCTAATCAGGGACAAGCTGAACCTTTGGCCGGAAAAATAACGGGCGGGATTAATGACCAGTATAATTCTTTAAATTCCGAGAATCAAAATGTTTTGTCAGGGATTCAAGGGAATGTCGCTAGTAACTCCATTAAACAGAATCAGGATATATTGACTCAGGAAGCCGCTAATCCCGTTAGCTTCGCCTCCGATCCCAATAATGTAACTTCCTTTCAGAAACAGTTAAACGCTGCTTACACAGGCCCTACAAGCGCGGAGAGCGATACTAATTATTCAAACCAGTTGGCCAAAGTTAATAATGCCATTTCGGCGGGAAAAGCTCAGACAGGTTCCGATGCGGGGAGACAGCAGTTATTGACTCGATACGAACAGGCCCCTACGGCAGGGGTTACAGGCCTCAATTCGGCCATATTGGCTCAAGACCCTACGGCGCAAGCGAAAATCGAACAGGCCTATCAACCGTTCTCTAATTTGGTTTCCGGGCTGTCTTCCGGGGCTCAGGGAATCGATACTCAAATTGCACAAGCAACAGCAGACGCTCAGTCTGCAAATGCGGCGGCAAATAAACAAATTTCAGATCAAATAAACGGTTTGAACACGGACTTAACGAACACAGTAAATACAGACACGGCTAATCAAAACGCCTATAACACCCAATTACAGGCCTATCAAAATCAATGGCAACCGCTATCTACCGACTTGGATAGTTGGAATGAGGTTATGAAAGCGAACACTCAAATAGGGAATGGTACTCAGTACACAAACCCCTTTTCCTCAATATTGAGTCAGCCCGTCTCGAATAATTCTTATACAACTCAAAACGTTGGAACACCGGAGCAATATGCACAAGCGAACGCTTTTCAATCTCTGATAAACGGATTAAATTCTGGCCTTCCTACTCCGATAATTAGTGGAACTGGCGGAACCTCCGTAGCTTCTCCCGGAACGTTTAATCCAACTACGCCGAACATTAACGACATAGCAAACGGAGTTAATTCCCTTTGGCAATCGGGACCAAATAGGGTTGGCAGTCCTTCAAATCCGGCGGGAGACGAATTTGTTAAGGAATATGCACAGATACAGCCTGTTTGGGAAACTTTGCGAGACGAGCTAGTTAAGCAGTATGGAAACGGCGTTAACAATTTAATTGGTTAATAACTAGGAGAATTTAAAATGGGACTTTTCGATAGTGGCGATGATGCGGCGCAAAAATATTTGCAACAAGCCTTGCAACAATATCAAGACGTAGCCGTTCCAACCGTTGCGTCGGAAACAGTTTCTAACATTCCCGAAGAATCTATACAAGGAACGGTTAATCCCAACCAAATTAGCGCCGTTAATCAGGCGGACTCTGCCTATAACAATATCGCGCTAGACCCGACAACGCGGCAAGCTCAGATTAATGCCCTTAATTCCTATCAGGACATTTCTAATTCCGGCGGCTTAGACGCGGAAGCTAAACTAGGCATTCAACAGGCCATTGACGCCGCCAATACTCAGAGCCAAGGAGCTCAGGGCGCAATTCAACAGCAAGCGCAAGCGATGGGGCAGGGCGGGGGTGACTTCGCCTTGACACAGCGAGCGCTTGCGGCACAGGGAGCAAGCAATAATGCGGCTACTCAAGGATTACAACAGGCGGCAGAAGCAGAAACCAACCGCGAAAACGCACTTAACCAAATGGCTAATATTGGCGGCTCTGTTAATGCCTCTGATTATAGTCAAGCGGCTAATAAAGCTAGTGCTCAGAACGCCATTAATGCCTCTAATCAGGAATATCAAAATTCGGCTAATGTTGGAAATGTTGCAAATAATATGTCGGCGCAACAGTCTAATTTGCAGAATGCTCAGAATGTAAATGCGGCTAATACGACAGCTAAACAAAATAATGTTTATTACAATGCCGGACTTCCTCAACAGCAATTTAATAATGAGCTTTCCAAAGCCAACGGAATGAGCGGCGTTGCTTCTCAGCAAGCCAATCTGTCTAATCAATCGTCCATGAACAGCGGAAAC